GAATAAATCACCAGCGTCAAGAGAACTTGTAGGGTTCGACGAACCAACTCTATATCTATTCGCAAAGTCGTTAATATCATTACTTAAACTGAGTATGTCTGCTTCTTTGAGTGTAGCTTTGTGGAAATTGTATACCTGACCTGAGCCGGTAGAACTTACCATAAACGATACACCAGCATCTATAGTAGAGCTGTTAAAAGCTGAGTTAATATTGTTAATAGTTACAGTGCTACCACCTACAGTTCTACCTGTAGTTGATGTACCAGATCCGTTAACTACAATACCCCCAGCATCTGCTATAGATATAACTACACCAGAAGCGGGCTGTGTATTAGGAAATGCTACCTCTGTAGCTATAACCTCTAGGCCACCAATTGGTGCAATCTGTGCGGCTACAAAGTCTACAACAGCCCCTGATGTGGGAAAACTAGAGTCAGTATCTGATATAGTAGTCTGCTTTGTAAGTCCGTCAATCTGGTTAAGATCGGCTATGTCAGCTGTAAGAGCTGTACTGTCAGCAAGTTTAGATGCTGTACCGGATTGCATACCAGCTAGTGTTGTTAGTTCTGCATCTGCAATCTCAGAAGTTGTTACTGAGTTTGCTGCAAGATGACTAGAATCAAGAGGACTACCAGCTATAAGAGTTTTTATTTCTGATACTGTTTGATCTGCTGTAGCACCAGTTTCAATACCATTTAATTTAGTATGGTCTGCATCTGTAAATACATTTGAATCTGTAGCTGCTTCAACTGCTGCTCTTATCTCTGCGTTTGTCTGATCTGCTGTTGCACCAGTTTCTATGCCATCTAGTTTAGTGTGGTCAGCATCAGTAAACACATTGCTATCACTAGCATTTTCAACAAGTACTCTAATCTCTGCTGCTGTTTGGTCGGCTGTAGCTGAAGCTTCGATTGCATTTAGCTTAGAATGATCTGCGTCAGTAAACACGTTACTATCAGTCGCTGCTTCTACTGCTGCTCTGATTTCTGCATTTGTTTGATCTCCTGTAGCTCCGGCTTCGATGCCATCAAGTTTTGATCCATCTGTTGCTACATCTCTGCCATCAACTGTACCAGACACAGCTACATTACCTGTAACTGTAAGAGCACCTGTAGCTGCTGTACCAGATGTAGATAAATTTTGTGATCCAAATGCTGGTGTTACTTTAGTACCAGCTATTGCAGCTGACGCATTAACATCAGCGTTAACTATTGTACCATCTGTTATTTTAGCACTGGTTATAACACCATCTTTTATATCAGATCCTATTATTGTTTGATTCTGTTCTTCCTGTGCAGCATATAATAACTGCTTATTGTTGTTGTTAAGATCGCCTGCCTTAACCGAAGAGCCTGCTTGATATGTAGCTTTTGCAGTATCTACGTCTGTATCACGAAAGATACGTATAGCTGCTGGGCTGGATGGTATATTACCGGAAGTAAATACTACATTACCACCACCGGTTGTTGTGTAGCTAGTTATATTATAGTGATTGCCTGACGTTTTTATAACACCATCGACATCCACTTTAATATCTGCTTCTTTTATGGAAGGAAAGGAAAACGACTTCGTAGCGTTTCCGTCTCCTGTGTAGTCTACAAAAGTTGTTGCCATTACTTATACATTGTAAGAAGGTTGTTTGATTCTCTAGTTTTATATTCTTGTTCTAGTTTTTTCTGTTTTTGCTCACTAATTAGAGCTAGTATTTCTTGTCTATATTTAATGTCATTCCAAGCTAATCTTCTAGTCTCTTTAAACATTCTATCTATCATAATATTATGGTAGTAGTCTCTAGCGTTATACTCTGCACGTTTACCGGCACGTATATCTTGCCTCATTAGTTTCATAGATGCAATAGCTTTAGGATCTCTAGCTAGTTCTTCTAGCCTTGCTTCCAAATTATATTGACCTATAGCTTGTTGAAATTGAGATCGTATACCAGCGTCGTCAGTTAAATTAGTACCATCAGGTGCATAAAATGTACTGATTCTAAGATCATAACCACTGTCAAACAAAAACTGACGACCTACGCTTTGATCCATGTTTAGTTGTACTGGACTAATCATGTTAAAAGCACGAGTCATAAAGTCATGTTTTCTAAGTGGTTGACCATTTAGCATATCATACTTAATAGGCAGCCCTTCGATACCGGGTAAAACTTCAGTAGCTAGGTTACGGTTCTGCCAAGACTGGAATACACCAGAGTTGATTTCACGCATATGTGGACTAAGTAATTTACCCATCTCATTACGTAAAGCTGCAAGCGGTACAGTGTTGTTAGTAATACTCGCAAGTATACGTTCTACCTGACCGGGGCGTCCAGCTGTTAAATCAACCAGTTGCTGTAATCCAGCTAAGTAAGACTTACCTGTAACAGCCTGAGCTACAACAAGAGATATTTTCTGTAGTTCTTTTTCTGCCCACTCTTCACCCATCAGTATACTAGCATCACCTACGTTAGCAATAGTTTTAAGTATTAGACCAATGGGTTCAATGTCTTCATAGTTAACTCTAACACCACCAACTTCTATAGTTCCGGGTAAGTAACCACCATCTATCCAACCCTGTCTCATCTGCCTATCTGTAGGTCCATCACCAGTAAGTCGGCCTGACATCCATGCTTGAGTACCCATAAATACAACAGCAGAACCTATTGCTAATCTACCTGTTTGTAATGCTTTAGCGTTTTGTAATTCTTCTACTGTGTTAATACCATACTTTTTAAGATTAGGTATATCTTTAGGTCCAGCAAAAGCTATGTCATTAAACTCTTTTACTAAGAAGTTAAATCCGGGGGTATGCTTACCAGTTAGTGCCAATCCGTTTACACCAGTTCTAGCAAATAAAAAGAATGGTCTAACGAAAGGATTAGAAGTCATAACATCATTAAGACCTTTTGCAAAGCCAGTTAGATCTTGTGTTAGTGTTACCTCTTTCTTTGCAAACATAGTTGCATCATCTTTAATGTTACCGTTAGCATCAAATATTTCTGTGTAGAAATCATCTTGATATGCTTTCATAACATTACCGTTAATAACAGGTAACTGTATACCACTACCTTCTAGTTCTAGCACACGACGCATAGCCTTTTCTCTCATCTTAGCTCTACCTAATAAGAATGTAAAGGCGTCGTCAGTTGCTGCCATTATCTTAGTAGAGTAAGTAAAAAGATTATTGTTATTTATACCACGAATCATGTTAGTCATCGCAAAGATAGCACGATCTTGTCTAGATGCTCTACCGCTATCTTCTGCCCATCTACGTAATACTTCCCAGTTAGCGTCACCTTTAGTAAACTCGATAAATCTAGTCTTAATAGTAGATATATCGCCACTCCAATAACCATTTAACTTAGTAAAGAATAAATCAAATGCTTCTGGTATAGCTTCTAGCATACCATTCATAGCTGCAAGACTACCACGTACTGTGGCTGCGTCTCCAGTAAATGGATAACGCATAGTAGCTCCTATAAATGTAGATAGCGGACGTAAGAATGTCGCACTACCTGTACCTAAAAGTGCTCGAAGTGGTGTTTTAGGTCCACTAAGTACACTGTGACTTATCATTTCCTGTAAACTACGTATTAATGCACCAGTTCGTTCTGGTCCTTCGCCTGCTATCTGACCACCTCTAAGTATAGTTCTTGCCCAGTTATCAAAGTCATCTAGATTATTCACATTCTTCATCATAGAAAATGCTTCAAACAGTGCATTTAATAAGTTATCATCTGCATCATCTTTAGCAATCTTAAGAATAGACATAATAGAATCTTTAACATCTTGCATGTCAGATGCAACAGCCTGATTAACTGCATCGTTTATCTGTGCTCTAGTCTTGCCTGCACCAAATGATCTAAAATAATCAGATGCTACAAACCTAGATTTCTTAGTTTGTGTCAAAGCAGTTAACATAGTATCTATAATCTGCTTCGCCGGTCCGTCTATGTCATCTAAAGATACGTAATCTGCTAGTTCTCTACCAGCTATACCAGTATCTCGTAACTGTTTAAGTAAAGATCCTACAACTAAGTCAGCTGTAACAACTGTTTCAGCAGACCAAGTCTCAAATGTCTCATCACCTAAAGGTATAGTAGCCTTTTGTTTTTCAAATAGTTCACTTAAAAACTCTTCCGCAGACATATCAGCTGCGTTTCTACCTTCGATAATGTGTCTATAAGAATGAACTGCATCACGCCATACTTCAGCCATAGCTTTTCTGTTGCCTTTTACAGACTCCATTTCAGCTTTAAACTTCTCATCGCTCATCAGACCTCGTAGTGTACGTTCGACTACTTCGTCTGTTGTACCACCTTCTAGTGCTATACGTTCACGCTCTACTGCTGTAGTTACACTTCCTGTAGATCCATCTTCAGATCCCCAGTCTGTACGTGTGCGTTTTAGCTGATCTCTAGCCTGACCGGGATCAACCTCAGAGACATTAGCACCTTGATGTCTTTGTGCGATAGGTGCATTTTTAGCAGCACGAAAGTTAGTGTCTCCTTGACGTATTTGTGCTAAAGCTTGAGTTGTTGTTTGCTGCTCTATGCTTGAGTTACGTTTTATAATTTGATTCTTAACACCAGCTCTACCTTTACCTATTAAATGAGCTGCCCCATCAAATATCAGACCTATACCCATACCTTCAACAATGTTTTTGAATTTCATCATCATTGGATGGTCAGTATCTTTTGTAGTTAGTGGTGTATCCATCCAACCATACTGTTTAGTTAAAGCTCCTAGAGCATTATGTCCGTCTGATTCTTTAGATATTAGGTCAGAAACTCCACCAATAGCCATAGCTCTGGTAACAGTTCCAAGTCCTAACATTTTGGCTGATGCTGCTCCTAATAAAGGTACACCAGCTGCGGCTAATCCTTTTGCTGATAATACTATACCAGCAGCCATGCTACCAAAATGTACTGTACCTCTTAAGAGTTTACCCCACCATGTTTTAGTTATGATAGGGTCATCTTCATCAACAAATGGATCCCAGTCTGGTCTGTAGTAGCCTTGTTGCTCTTTCTCCTTTTGCATCCTACCAGTTACAGCATCGAATGTTCGCTCTGCAAATGTAGTACTGGAAGAAATAGTATCTTGTATACCACCAGTTAGAATAGACTGACCTTCTTTAGCAAAAGCTTTTAGCCCCCACTTATCGTTGGTCATTCTAGGATCTATTTGTTCTTTTTCTTTTTGTTCTTCTTGTTGAACAGCTAGTGCTTGAGCTTCATTAATTTTATCTTGTGCGATAGATTCTTCTTCAAGCCTTTTTTCTAACTCTTCGGTAGAAGTAAATCCCGTAGGATCGTATTCTACATCAAATTCTTCCATAGTTATAAGTTTTGGTTAATAGCCTCCTTAGCGGCTGGACCATAAAGTGTATTTAATCTCATAAATGGTGGTATTTCTTCAATCATTGACTCATACTGTTCGATCTGATCTTCTGTAAAATTCATCAGTCTTCTGTATGATGTATCAGCATTACCAAATAAGTGTTGATTGTTTGCTTTGTGATACAATCTAGCCATTAATAATTTAGATTGTGCTTTTTCGTCAAACATTCTGGTAAAATCTATCTGTCCTATGTTATCAGTAAACACTTGAGTTAGTGCAGCTGGTGTCATATCATATAAACCTATGTTTGTATAACCAGCTTGTACTAAACCAAACACTTCTTGTATAGTATGTTCTGATAAAGGTTTACCTAGTGGCAACTCTGTAACGTAGTTTCCGTCTGGACCTTTAATAGCATCTACACCGCCATGCTGTTCTTGATCCTTTGATAGAGCACCTAACATTTCATTATAATTCTCACTGTTAGTAATACCATTATCAGCGGCTATAATAGTTTTAGTAGCGTTGTTGTTTTGATTTAGTAATGGACTATCTAATACTTTAACATCTGCATCATACATTAAAGATGGTATAGGCTTTATCTTACCAAGTGTAACTAATCTATCATGTGCTAGTTTTAGTGGTCCTTTGTTAGGATATAGTTGAGCAAGTAAAGTCCACGTATGATCTAATTTGTCAGCCTTACCATTAAAGTAATCTATACCATTAAGCACAGGGTCTTCTTCACCTTCTAAGATTACGCTAGAATTAAGTGCAGCTTTTGTATCAGCTTCGTATACTTTACGTAATTTAAGAGATTTAGCAATCTTAGTATCTTCAATTATATCACTAAGCACATCATCAAACTCACCATTTTTCATAGCTTCGACAGTTTTCTTTTGTGCAAACTCTAGTGCATCATTCCTATTACCACTTATCTCAAATCTGTCTTGGTATTCTTGTTTAAAGTAGTCACCAGCTTGGTCATATATATCTTTAGTTGTAGTAGTTCGCCAAGTATAATCACCATATTTTTCTGGATTACCTTGTATTGCAGCTAATTCTTTAGCTCTACCATCAGATAGTGAGTAAAATAATTCAGACTTAACACTGAACTCAGGTCTACTGAACTCAGACTTTTCACCAGCTTCTAGTGCTTCTTCTGCCTGTTGTCTAAGCTCTTCATTACTAAATGTAGTTAGCACATCTCTTGGAACTTCTTGACCGTTGTTCAGTCTAAGTTTAATATCATCAAGTCTTTTTTGTTCTGATGCTAAGTTGTTTTTTTGATTATTCTCAATAAAAGCTTGTGCTATTAGATTAGCATTAGCTGGTTGTATATCATAGTAACTAGATAGTTTACCAGTACCAGCATGCTGCTTGGCTTCAAACTTATCATGATATAATAAATATTCTATATCCTGTTCATCAAACTGATCTATGTTTTTTATAATCATATCAGCCCACATCTTATTAGCTGTACGAGCTGGGTTAGGATCACCTGTAGCTTGTAGTATTGCTATTTTATTCTGTATAAAACCAGACTTATCATAGACACTACTGATGGTAGCAGATTTAACATTAGGATTATTAAATGCGTCAGCTGATACTTTGATAGCATTAATATAGTTTTGAGTAGATGTATTAGAACGTAAAGTATTTACTGCATTATTCTCTACATCATATGACTGGCTATCCCAGTTCTTTGATGTGGAATCAAAGCTAGGCATAAAGTTTGTGATAACTTGATGCTCAGTCATTCGAGGATTAGCCTTAGCAAACATAGCTACAAAGTTAGCCCCTGCAACTTTCATCCACTCTTGCTTTTCTGAGAATGTTAAGTCTTCATATAACTTGTTATTATATAATAAACTACCTTTAGCTATCTCTAAGTACTTTGGCCAGTAAGTTGACATACTTTTTGCTGCGTGTCTACCATTTAAAAACTCGTTAGATGTTATAGATTTTTTAAAATCAAGCAGTTGATTGCCTGATACAACTTGACCAGTTGTGTCTGTACCAGTCTGCTCGATGGTTGCTATTTCTACATCTTCATCATTTCTAAGATCACCTTCTACTTCTTGAAGATTCTTTTCAACAGTAGCATATTGGTCACGTTTAGTAGGGTCATTGTATATTTTCTGTAGCTCTTCAAAAGCTTTTCTATCTTCTCTAAACTCTTGAATGTCATCTAAAAATTTCTTACCAGTAACAGTAAGCCGTGCAAGAGATTCCAGATTCCTAGCAGTTTTACCAGCTACTGTCTGATTATATCTGTTAATATTGTCTTGGAAAAACTGTGCTCTATCCTTGATGTTTCTGTCAATCTGATCATTAACTGCTTTAGTTAGATCAGGTTCTGTTTGCTCGTAATCTAACTTTTCGTTAGTAAAGGGAGCAGCTTCCTGTCTCCCGAGATATTCAAAATAAGACTGTGTCATAATTTAACTGATTAATGAATTACTAAATCCGTCATAAGTGTAGTCTAATCCTAGTATACCACCACCAACTGTACTAGGTGAATATTGGTTAATTCCACCGAGTCCTGACAACCCAGATCCTATGGCTGATAAACTATTAAGTGTGTTAAAACCATCTACGGCTTTTGTACCACCAAATGCTCCTAAACCTTTTAATCCACCTGCAATACTGATAACAGAACCAGCAATACTTAATGCACCACTGAGTCTATCAGATGGAGGCATCATAACTGGAGCACCATACTCTGGTCGTATACCAAGTGATTGTCTTGTTTTTGCTTGGAAGTTCTGCATCTGCAACAGTCTAGCTCTGTAGCGTCTCTGCATCTGTACACCAAACTCTTTCTGTACAGCATTATCTAGCTGTCCTCTGGCTCTGGTTAGAGCAACTAATCCTTTTTTCTTAGCTCGTCTATCTCGACCACCTTCATCGACTGAGCCTTTTGTTTGTTGATATTTTATAAAGCCTGCTTGGTAAGCTTTCCTCGCTTGACCCTGTACATACAAGGCTCGCTGGTAGTCATTACTGATAGCTCGACTATAACCTGTGGCAGCACGTTGCATACCACGAACAGCGGATGTTTCTCTGTTCCAATATTTTAGGGAAGCAGAACGATACTCAGCATCCTTCTGCATCCATCTTTCTCTGGCAGCATTTCTAGCTCCAGCATTAGCATCTACGCACACGGCAAAATTCTATAAAATCTAATTGATATGGTCCATTCTTTACTTTACGTAAGAACTTAAAACCTAAAAACTTTAACAGTTTTAAATGTACTGTATTTCTACAGTCTACTATGTTCCACAAGAGCGGCTCTTCACGGCTATCGACATACCGTTTGGCTTCTCTCGCAAATGTGATTGGATAACGATGAATCTCTGGAGTGCATAACATCCAGATAGCTCCACCATCTCCTACTCCGGCTAGTCCGGCAGTCTTGCCGTCAGGGACTGTGAAATATACAGCAGAGCCTTCTTTAGCGACCATAGGTAGAAACACCCTCGGATCAAGTCCGTGGCCTTCTGTGACCTCTCTGTAGTCTTCTAAGCGTAGGTTGGAGGCTACCTCTGTGGCAGCCTCGATTGTAATTGGGTGTATGTAATTAGGCACGTTTGTAAAATAATGGTGAATAGTCTCCCTCCCATGCCATTGCTCTTAGGGTAGCTGGAGCTGGGTGACTTGATTTAAGTGTAATATCTACGTTTTTATTCTTTTCGTAAACAGGTATAGTTTTAATATACTCTTCTAAATAAGGTGCATCTGATGCTTCATACTCATCTAATAATGATGATTCATAGACTTCTGTGTAGTCAGACTTACCTACACGTGTTAGCGTTGTTTCATAAAGACCTATCTTACCGAAGTGTAATTTGAGTCTATGTACTATAAGTGATGAATTAACATCAGCAAAAGATTTCTCCCCTGCAATTTTTTTAGGATAAATTCTAGGAAACTTAATGAGATACTCGTATAAATAACCTATAGTAAATGAGCCTGTAGACCAGTCTCCGGGTACTGTAAAGTCATCTGCATTAATTACAGTAGGTAAAGCATACCTTGCTAATCGAGTTGAGTTAGTATTTAAGTCAATTATAGCTAGAGAATAGTTAGGTGAAGTAACTTGATCTATCCAGTCTGATTGGTTAGTAAATGTTGTTAAGTTTGTACTTGCATTATATACTCCGTTACTCACAGTAGTATGATTATCTAGGTGTATCTGATAGTTAACATCATCCTGTGTGATGATAGGGTCATCGTCTGATTGTACAATTTTTAGACTTTGTAAGAAGTTATCTGTATCTAAAAAGAAATATTCGTCATTTATAATAAAATGATACAGTAATGGGTTGTTTAATTTCCATTTAAACCATGCTTGTTGCTGTCGTTTATCACCTATAGCTAAATATTTATAACCAAATACTATGTCAGAATTAGTTTTACCTATTAATATAAGAGAGTTTTCTCGTGAATTAGTAAATAAATCTAAATCTTTTGGTAATAATGTAGGTACTAATTTACTAATCTCTACAACATCAGGCTCTCCTTCTCTTGATGTGTTAGCCATTTCGTTTAATCGGCTAAATTTACCAGAGTTATCAAGGTAAGATATAGTAGTACCTAGTGATATAGGAGGTATATCTTTATTATAGTTAAATGTAGACACACTACGTAGCTTGGCTGTATCTGGATTTAGTACAGTATCATCTGTAGAGAGTAAAAATTGTTGGTTTGTACTAAATACTAACAGTCCAGCGTTGATCTCTATACCATCAAATATCTCAGATGGAAACATAGAGGCAGCAGATATGTCTATAGGGTCACTAGCAGATACAGTAAGAGCTGATTCTATAAAGAAATCAGGTGTACCTAGTGTACCGGGGCGAGATAATATGACGTTTTCGCCTGATAATAATGCTAATCTGTTACGGAAAAACAGAACTTTATTTATTCTACCGATAAAAGTATTGCTATTAGACTTTGGTAGACCATCACTTGTTTTTACAAATGTGGGCATAGGGTTAGTATTATCATCTCCTACACGTCTATCTTGATATGTAAACTGTTTAACTGTAAATGTGGTTGCAGCTGTACGCTGTATAACCAGTGGCATATTAGTTAAAGTTTTAGCTATACCCGGTTCTGCACATTCACTCCATGAGCCAGCACCATCTAAATTATTTTCTCCAGTAAATCTAAGGTAGTAATCATCTTCATCAGACATC